AGTCAGGAACGCCAGCTGATCAATGCGCTCAGCCAGCCAGTAGGCCAAGATGTCGCGGCTGTTGTTGCGGAACTCGACCACAGACTTCTGGTCGGCCATGCGGCCTTCGTGGCGGTTCGCATGACGGAGCTGGTCGACACGGATCACCTGATCGTACGACTTCATCGCCTCCTCGTTACCTTCGAGGGTGCGGTCACCGGCGACACCGTCACCTTCCAGATCCGCAAGCAGGGTAATGACAGCGCGGGCACCTTTCTCCGACTTCTTCAGCTCAGTGATGTGCTGAATCATGGAGTTAGCGTCCTTGCCAAGGAACTTGTTGACGAACGAGTAGTTGCGGGCCTGCCTCCACAGGTCCATGGACCAAACGGTCTTCTGCTCGCTAGTGAGCAGTGCAAAATTAGTCAGAGCCATGTTTTAGCCTCCTAAGGACTAGATTGAAAGAAGTCGGATCGTTGCTCCCAGGTTCTCGCTTGGGGCAGGCGGATGCGACTTTTTAGGAGGTCGGAACTCCGTACGTGCTGTCGTGACGTACACCCGATAGCTCGGATCGTATGTACAAATCCAGAACGTGTCAACCACCGCGACACACGCTAGATGATAGGCAGTAATCGCAAATGTGGCAACAGAGCACAGCATCAGGGCGTGGACGACGCTGCGCTACTGCCACCACACCCTCCGCACCCAGAACGGCTGGACGTAACGCGCTTGACCGGGTCCACCACCTCAACAGGGATGATCTCGGCGGTAACTGGCTGCGCATGCAGTACCTCGTTGCGAATGGCCCGAATCTGAGTGAGTGTAGGCTCCTCGACCAGTTCGAAGAAGCCTCGCAGGTAGTGAAGGAGCTCGTTGGCGTTCATCATAGGCCCGCGCTCTCCCCCATGCCCCTATGGGCATCGAAACCCTCAGCAACTACCCGCTGAGCACTGGGCTTCGGCGGACGCAGCGCATGAACCACAGCACGGAACAAGAAGTCCTTGGCCCGCTGCTCTTTGGGCAGCTGGTCGAACGGTACCAAACACGGGTGCAGCTTATGCACTGTGTCCTTGTTCGGGCCGTACTTCCACCCATCGGCAATCCTGTAGGCCATCCACGCCTCGTGGCTGGCCGCAGGGTCGACGTCTTTGTCCCAGTGCAGGTTCACGCCGGCCATAACGCTGTCAATCACCCAACTGGGTGCGTCCTCCCAAGCCGGCATGGAGAAATCGCCCAGCGATTCGCAGTACGCGCGGATGACTTCGTGGGCCACACGGGCAACTTGGTCTTTGAACATGTTCAGCCCTCTTTGATGGTGGTGGCAGGGTGTGCTTCGGCGTAGCCCCGATTGATGTATTCGCCGGTTTCGGCACTGCGGTAGCGCGGCGCGCGCTTGGTCTTGGCCTCGACGATAGCATCACGCAGCGAGAAGCCCAGCAGCGGCCAGATCTTGTTGACGGCGTTCTGGCGGGCGATCTTCCGCCCGATCTCCTCGTCGAAGTTCTCCGGGCTGGCGCAGGCAGACTCGCCGGTCACGGTGAACCCGTTGCGCAGCACCAGCACGCAGAAAGTCAGGAGAGGGAGCGCGGCGGAGTTGAGGTCGTTCGGCATGGTGCCTTGATAGACGCCGCCGTGGGAGTGGTACGCACCAACCACGCCGTCGAAGGCGGTGAAGAAATGCTCGGAGGCGATCTCGGCCTCGATGTCGGCCGGTGTGACGCGCGGCGCAGTGAGGCCCTTGGCCTCGATCTCGTTCTGAATCGAATCAGTGTTCATATGGATCTCCTATCTGTCCGGGAAGCGGGATTGCCTCCCGGACCGACATCATATCAGATCTCGTCGCCGCGCAACTTGGCTTTGGTTTCCTCGTCCAGCTTGGCAAACTTCTCCTGCGAGAGGCGCAGTACGTCGATACCCAGCTCACCAGCAGCACCAGCTTTGTCGGAATCCAAACCAACTTTCGACGTACTCGGCGGCTGCTTGCTGTTCGCCTCAGCAGCCTTCTCGCGGGCCTTGCGGGCGCGCTCCTCAGCCAGCGCTCTGGCAGCATCGGACACTTTCTGCTCCGGGGGATTACCCAGCACGTACTTGACAGCCTTGGCCAGTGCCTCTGCGCGCTTGGTACCGGACTTCACGAAAGCATCGAGCAACGCCGCGACTTCGTTGGTTTTCTCCTCATCAAAACCCTCGTGATCAGGGTTGAGCGCCGGATACTTCGCCTCGAAGTTGGCCAGTTGGGCGTTGTACGACAGCTCGTCGATAGCCGCCCTACGCGCTGCATCCGACTTCACGGAGGTCTGGTACTCAACCAGATCTTCGCGCATAGCGTCGATCTGCTTGCGGACCTTGCGCGCGTCCTCCTTCTTGCCGTCGAGAATCAGGTCTTCGTACTTGTCCTGCAGCTCCTCGATCTTGGCGCGCATCTCCGAGACCGCCATCTGAGTAGCCGAGGCCTGCTGACCACTCTTCAAACGCTCGATTTCTTCGAGCAGGGCTTGTTCGCGCTGACGTGCCTTGGCCTGAGCCTCGTCGAACCGCGACTTCGGGATACGGATGTTGCGCTTCTTGGCCTCCTCGGCTTCAAGGCGCTCGCGCTCTGCCTTCTCTTCAGGAGTCTCCTCACCGTCGTCGAGCTTGTCGCCCCCGGTTGTGACATTCTCCCCCTCATCAACCTTGCCGGCCGTATCCAGAGGCGACGTTACATCGTCGCCACGGTCTACAACCGGTTTCTCGTCGTCTACAACGAGGGGATTGCCATTCTCATCAGCCATTTTGTACTCCTTCAGTTGGTTTCGGGTTTTTACGAGCCTGCTCTACAGCCGCGACGCGCTGCGCCATGGCCTGTTCGCGAGCCTGCTTCTGCTTAAGGGCGGCCTCCGCCGCTGCCTGTTCGCGCTTGAGAGCGAGTTCAGCCTGTATCTGCTCACGCTTCATGGCGAACTCCATCTCCATCTTCTCACGAGCGAGCTGGAACTCGTGCTCCATCTTCTGCTGCTGCATCGCCATCTCGGCATCGAGCTTCATCTTCTCGACGGCAACCTCGCTCTGGCCTGTGTTCTGCCCAACCGCTGCCAGCTCCTTCTGGCTCTTGGCTGCTTTGAGCCGAGCATCGGACTGCTTCTGCAACGCCTCGGCTTCGAGCTTGGTGACCTCGGCCTCGCTGGCACGCTGCTTGAGCTGAGCCGCCGCCTGCGCCTCGGGGCTGTTCTGGTCACCATCCAGCGCCTTGATGATCTCGGCCTTGTCCTTGAGACGGCTCGACTGGATGATGAACTTGTCCGGGATCTGGACACCGGCCTCGGTCCGAAGACGCACGGCCTGATCGAACTGTGTCTCCTCGAACGTATCGCGTTCAGGCTGGGTGGTGACGACCACAGCGTACTCGCCCAGCGTCAGGTCGTTCAGGATGGAGCCCTCAGGAGTCGGCTGGTTAACCGTCAGCTGTTCAACCGAGTTGGTCAATCGATCCGTGGTGATATAGAGCAGGCGCTGCTCAGTGTAGAACTCCTGCACCAAATCCAACACATTGCGAGCGAGAATGAAGTCGGTTCGGATCAGGTTGTCCATGACCTTCGCCAGGTTCGCCTGGCCCGACTGCTTGTTCGTCTGGACGCTCTTGGCTGCCACGTCCTCGCGCGCGAAGCCCTGCATGTAGTCCGACACGCCTGAAATGGTCTTGATATGCTCCTCAGCCTTGTAGCTGATCCTATCAAGGCCCGACGGGGTCTGGTTCGGCTGGATTTTCTCTATGTTGTTGAGCTCGTCCAGCTCAATCACCAAGCCCGTCTGCGCACCACGCTGCTCCAGTTCAGCGACGGACATGTTCTGGAGAGCGTTGCGCTTGACCATCCAGCCGGAGTTGGCCGTGGTGTTGACCACATGCAGCTCCTGCGAACTCACCTTGTTGAGCAGCTCCTGCGGACCGATCAGGTTCTCAACCAGACCCACAGTCCGGCCACGACGGAAGTACGGGAAATAGGGCACCACCGTGAAGTGCTTGTACGGCGACCAGTCGTCGTGCAGCACTACGTTATCGGCAACCACGGTCCACCGGATACGCTGGACCATCTTCTTGGTCAAGGCCAAGTGCGGGTTCTGGGCCAAGTGCTGTTGAATGCGCTGCTTGTCCCAGTCCGTCGGTACTACGCGCATGTCGCCAGTGGCTATGTCAACGAAGTGCAGCATGCGGTCGGGCTTGCGCCACTGGCGTTCGATCACGCGGATATTCCTAGTGTTGTTGTCCCCAGCATCCGGCCCCGTGTTGTACGTGTACACCGACCGTGGGTAACCGAAGCGGTCCCGGTCCCTGTCGATGGAATCGTAGCCATACGGGAAGTAGCTATCCTGCCGACCACGAAGCAGGTCGGCGTCCTCCTGCGAGTACAGCAGCGCAATCTGGTCGGGGCTCATCCACTTCGTGATGATCACGTCGCCCCACTTGTCAGGGTCGTACTCATCAGCGTCGGCATCGATCAGCACGTTCTTGGGATTGAGCTGCTCGATCCGAACCTCCCCGCGCAGGGAGTCGGTAAAGTCCAACCTGACGTCGAAGAACCCGCGCGAACCGATGATGCCATCAGCAAACACGTCACTGCGGACCCAGTCGAGCTGGTTGTTGTCA